AGAGACCATTTAGTAAACAGGGTGCAGAGTACGGTGAGTTAAAGAAAGTTGTAGACTCATACATTCAAAACCAGACGGCAGAGGTCAAAACGGAAGAGCCTAAGCAGGAGATTGATTTCTTTGCTGATCCTGAAAAGGCAGTAGAGCAGTTAATTGATAGGCATCCAAAAGTTGTTGAAGCAGAGAAGACGCAGCAGAGTTTGAGGCATCAACAGGCGCATCAGCAGTTAATGCAGACGCACCCAGATACTAAAGAAATTGTTGCTGACCCACGATTCCAGGAATGGATTGCTGCTTCACCAGTACGGCAAAGGGATTTTAGAAACGCAGATCAGAACTACGACTATGAGAGAGCCTCTGAGTTGATGTCATTGTGGAAAGAGCGTCAGGAGTCTGTGGCGCAAACAGTCACTAATGGCAGAAAACAGCAGGTAAAGGCAGCATCAACAGGTAACACTCGTGGTTCGACTACGCCAAGTTCTAAAAAAACTATGCATTATCTTAAATTGAAAGACATGCTAAATAATGACCGGAAAATGTATAATGCTTTGAATGATGAAATATTGCAGGCTTATGCAGAAGGTCGCGTTAAAAGATAATGGAGTAATATCATGGCAACACAACCATCATATGTCACTTCTACGAGTGGCTCGTTTGGCACTGCTGCAAAGGCAATCAGTGCTACAGAGGCAGCAACATTTATCCCAGAGATTTGGTCGGATGAAATTGTAGCTGCTTATGAGAAAAACCTTGTATTGGCAAACCTTGTAAAAAAGATGTCAATGGAAGGACAAAAGGGAGATGTTATACATATCCCATCACCTGATCGTGGCGCAGCAAGTCAGAAGACTGAGGGTGCTTTGGTCAATATTCTTCATGGTACGTCTACTGAAGTACAGGTAGCAATCAATCAGCACTTTGAATATTCCCGTTTGATTGATGATATTGTTGAGGTTCAGGCACTTGGTAGCTTGCGTCAGTTCTATACTGATGATGCAGGTTATGCATTGGCACTTCAGGTAGATACAGCACTGCATGATCTGGCACAGAACTTTGGTGATCAGGGCAATGCAAGTGCAACGGACTACATTCACAGCAATTCATTCTTTATTGATGCTTCTAATGGTCTAACTGCATATGGTGCAGATACAGTTATTGGTGGTACAGATGTATTTACTGATGCTGGATTCAGGGAGTTAATTCAGAAGATGGATGAAGCAAGTACGCCTATGGATGGACGTTTCCTTGTTGTACCCCCTTCAGCAAGAA